TTTGAAATTGAGTTGTGCCATAGCAATCTTTATTTGCTTAATCTCATTGGCATTCTTCTCAGTTTCCACAACTTGAACATCATCAACTAAATTACGAATATATTTATTGATTTTGTTTCTTCTGTGTTCTTCATTTTGATAGTTCTTCAAGTCCCAAGGAAAGTTCTTTGTCTTTTCTCCGATAGTACTTAATACTTTGTATTTGTAAGCATCAAGAACCTCATTGATAGAATTGAATTTGTTCTTATTGTCAAAAATTGATATACGAGTTTCAACACCATCATTTGTAAGAGTATTTATGTTCAACTGACTTAAGAACATATTCCCTTTTACTTTGTATTCCATTGGTTTTGTAACTTCATTCTCAGTAAGTGAAGTAGCATTCGGATCAAAAATAGAATGTTGTAATGTTCCCTCCTTAAGTTGAATCCTATTGTTACGTTTCTGAGTATCCATTTCCTTTTGTTCCATACGATAAGTGATATCTGAATCGTTAGCAAGACGATATTCAAAATTAGTTCCTTTTACTTTAATAACACGTATTAATTTTCCACTTCTTGTATATAGAAATTGTCCTTCCGATACCCATGCACGTGAACCTTGATGTAATATCAAATCATTATTATCCCGATTAGCAAGACTAAGATTGTATTCTTCTTCCGGTGTAGTCTGAAATGAGCGTAATTCAGAAGTCATATTCTCTCCGGCCATAGTAGACATACCTAAAGAAGTAATGTTTCCAAATACTTCATAAGCATTGTTATCATTCAGTTTTAAATTTATTCTATGTCCGGTGTTTACTTTCTCACCATCTATAGTTTTTGTCTCAAACTGATAAGCATACTTAGGACTATTTTCATTTACTACTGCTTTTGGACTTAGATATTGTGCAAACTCAGGTTGTAATCCAAGATAGTCATAGATACGCTCACGAATGTCTGAATTGAATGTAACGGACTTTCTGTACTTATTTGGTACAAGACTATCAAGACCAAGAGAAGAGCGCAATTCGGCGTATGTATCGTTATACACTTTGCTTATTGGTCCTTTGTAGAAATCTACACCTATCACTTGAAGTAAACCACCTTGACGATATGACATTCTATTGGCAATAATCTCATAGTTGATAAGCATTTCTTTATATTCTTTTGGAAGAGAATTAAAGTAGTCTTTCAACTGAGCAACGCGCTGTTCTGTCATTTCTTTAGTATTGACATCAAGTAATAATTTCACATCAAACTTACCACCAATAGTAAATAGTTTGATAAGAGGATTAACTGCAAATCTTATCCATTCTTCTGCCGGCAACTCACTTTGTACTGTCTTATTCAAATAATCAATATTATCAGAATGCTCAACAATATCCATCATAAATTGAGGAAAGTTCTTTACAAATGATTGTCTATCAAAAAGACTTGATAAATCCAAGTTCTGTGATGGGTTTTCATAAGTATTACCAACAGCTTGATAGATATACTGACCTTTCATGATAGCACTTTCTCCAATGGTAGCATAGTACTTGTCAAGCATAATATCGTTTATCGCGGTACTTACTGCAGCGACTTCACCACCGAAGTTCAGTGTTGTTCTATTCTGTAATTTCAAGAATGATTTTACAACATCTTTTTCAATAGCTTCATTATCGGCCATAAATGACTGTTTAGTGATAAGTTCTTGACGATACAGTTCTTGCAAGATATAATCAATCTGAGGTAAGTTCTTGATAAGTTTACCCATATTAATTTCATTAGCTACCAATTGTTCTTGGGAGAACATAAAAGCTTTTTTCTTTTCATCTTGTTCTTTATTGTAAGCATCATTGTTTATGGTATAGTAAGCCATATGTTTAGCAACATTCATATCACTTGCCGGATTAGAATTGTATTCTTGCAATGACATACCAATAGTTTGTTGTACGGTATTAATCATTGTTCTGAAATCCTTATCCAATGAAGGAATACCATTACGCATTCCCATGATAGTAGAAAGACGATACAAAGCATCTGCGGTAACACTAAGCTTAGGAACCATTTTCATGTAACGTAAACCTTGTATGTCGGTCCTGGCAATATTTATGTTTGCACGAGAACGCACCATTAGTTTTAATTCATTAGCAACTTCTGTAGAAATGCTATCCAAGTCTTTAATATCAAAATTCGATACATCAGTTTTATCAAAAACAATTTTATTGTTCTTATAAGTAAATAGGTTTTCATCATCAAATCCATTATCTTTTTTCCATTGTTGAAGTAATTGTTCTTTATCTGATCCAGTAAAGTCATAAGGACTATTTTTGAATGCTTCTTTATTGTTTTTATAATATGAAGTAAGTTCTTTCATTAGAAGATCATCAATAGACTGTTGTAATAATACATCAGTTGTTTCAAGTTCTAATGAATACTTTTCTGTATCATGAACATTACTTTTCCATGATAGTCCTTTTGATTCTAACCATTGAGATACATTGGTATTATTGAAATGTTCAATACGAGAAGCTATTTTATCCACTTCTGTTGAGGCCATCTTCCAAAGATTGAAGTCAGCACTCTTAGTCATTATAGAAGTCTTACCAGAGTAAGTATGGAATAGATTACGTATATTCTTGTTATTAAAGAAATCATACACTTCACTATTATTCATACCATTCAATTTCAGTACTGCAAGAATATTGATACCAACCGGACTAATTGCGTAGTTCGCGAATGTATTGTTCTTGGCATTATCCAATGCTCCTTGTCCCCATGTTCCTAGTTCAATAACAAAACCATTCAGACCGGTCTTGATTTTACCTTTAGGTGCATTCTCATTGATAAAGTTTTGTATTCCAGAATGGGTACCAGTTTCTACAAACTTATTTACTGAGCTTGAAATAATAATGGACGATACTGTCAATGAATTAGCAAGAATACCAATAGCATCAGCACCGGCTTTATTTCTTGAATACGATTCATAGATAGAACGAATAGAGTTGTTCTGTAAATTATCTACTAATTTTTCTTTCTGTTTCATCACTTCATTAATCTTATCTAATGAAGAGGTAAGGAATAAAGACTCTTGATTGCCACTATGAAGCGTAATAGTGTTACGTAAGGCATTCATTTTGTTTCTATGACCATCTGCACCTTTTTGAATAATATGGCCTTTAGAATCAAGAGAATTAGAATACATTGTCAATGCATCAATATCATAATCGGAGTCATTACGTAATGTCATACCCGTTGGGATATAAACCACGTTACCACCATTATGAAACATTGCTGTTTTGAACACACCACCCGATCCTAAGAACGTTGCCGGAACACGTGATAAGAATGAAGTATTTGATTCTTCAAAATCTTTCAATAATTGTTGTGCTTCAGTAAGAATTTGTTCGAGTATTTCACCACTACCCATTAATGCAGCAATTACTTTGTCTGGATTAGCCAGGTCAGTAGATTGCAGTTCCATTGAATTGATAGCTTCTAAGATTGATTCATTAGTAGCATTTACTTCTGATTGTAATTCCTCAGTAGTCATTTCTCTAGTACTATCAATCAAGTTAGCAATACGTTTACTGATAAAACGCTTTCCATCATTATCAACAGAAGGATTTATAAGTTCATCAACATACGTTTCTATTTTCAAGTTTTTGATAGCTTTACGTATCATTGGTGAGTCTACAAATGCACTCCATTGATTCAATGACATATCAGCATCCTCAGATAGACCGGCCATTAATTTATCATATAAATTAGAACTGTCCAATGCAATTCTTTCAGTACCCAAATTGATATGTTGAATGTCTATCAATGATTCATTACTTCTATGACCATATACTTTAGCATATACATTTGGCATGGAGATATGACCAACAGTAGTTTTACCATTTACGATATTCATATCTTGTAATCGTTGCATAGTAAATCCTGCAGCAGCGAGTTCTTGATTCATAGCATCACTATTATATTCATCAAATGAATAGTCACGATAATTTGTACCGGGTCTTAATTCATTAATAGCATCATTACGAGAATATATCTTACCATCACGTACAAACTCTTCTAAGTACTCTCCAACAGTTTGTGTAAGACGAATACCTTTTGTTCTTGCTTGAATAGATTGATTGGCCATGTTACGGTATGACTGTAGTACTTTAGAACGCATCATAGGCAATTGCATAGAAACATCCATATCACTGAATAATTCAATGAATGCCATATCTTGTCCAGAAGTACGCAAGCTATTTACTACACGATCACGCATAAAGTCCATCAATTGTTTTATTGCTGGATCAATTTCTGATTTTTGTTGTTCGGTAAGTGTAGAAACATCATACTTAGACCAATCAATATTTTTGAATTGTTTTGCAGCTTCTACTTCTCCATACTTAGATATTGATTCTTCAAGTTCTTTACGTAATGCTGTTTGAAGTCCTTGTTTGTTCTCCATATAAGCACTGTAAAGACTTGATATCTCAGGATTATTACTAACACCTAAACCGGTAGCATCTTGTTGTGATGGTGCTGCCTGCAGTTTTGCATTGATATCAGTATCTTGTGATGGATTCATTACTATCTTAGTCTTGGTATTATCCACAACATCCATGTTTAATGGCTGACTGTAATCAACGTCATTTAAGGCATCGTAAGTATTGACTGAGGTAACTGAACCTTTCTGTGTAGATACTGGCGCCATGAAAGCCACAATGCTATTGTACATGTGTCCGGCACGTTCTATACCATCAGGATTAATAGTTATTCTATCTTGATAGTATTGTTGGTTATCTATCCAGTTCATCATATCTACAATGATGTCATTAAACTCTTTTTGATTGTTTTTATCATCATACAATTCTTTGAACTTATCAGTAAATGAAAGTTTGTTTTCATTAAATGATTCTTCACCAACCCTAGCAACTAACTGACGATCTGTTTCAGCAAGCATACGCATAAACATATTTCGGTAGTAGGTATGTTGCATATCAAAACCAGTAATGACTTTATCCCCACGTTTAATCTGTGAGTAAGTACCATCAGCTCTTCGAAAGTTAGTAAGACCTTTATACATGGAAGCATTACCAATTACTGTTTTAGTACCACCAATAGAGTTTAAGGTCTGCAAGTAATGGAATGGATTAATAGTTATCTGACCATCTTCCGGTTTCATCATATTACCATTATTTGCCAATACTTTTTGACCATCAATTTCTTGATAAGTATTACCACCATCAACCATATTATCCCTATAGAATACAATAGGACTTTCTGTAGTCAATGTAGGTGTATGTAATTGATATCTTACATTATTCTGTACAACTTCTTTCGTTCCTTGGGTAAGTACACTTTGTGCCGGTGTATGAATAGGACCATTACGTTTTACCTTATCAAGATAGTTCTTGAAAGAGAATGGATTCAATGAAAAATCATCAATATGATTATTGGCAAACATAGTAGCCATATAGAAACCAAACATAGGTTGATTAAAACGTATCTCTGATTTTTCAAGTTGTTGATAATACGGATTCTTATCAGTAGTATTTGTTGGGTTTTTATCACCAATAGTATTTTTGGTAAGATTATTCATTGACTGAACCGGTTTAAAACCATAGTTCGCAATCATATCAGTAAACTTAGCAAAGTCATTTTCAAATAACCGCATGATAGCTCTTTCCAATTTAGGAAGACTTTCTACTTTTCCACTCTTTACATCATTAGTAAGACTTCTAATCTTTTCAATTTTTGATTGTTTATTAATCATATTGAATTGATCTATTTTACCGGTTACTGCATTACCTGGTATAATGACATCAATACCATCAACTGTTTCATAAGAAAGTTCATAACTTCCTTTACCGCTTAAATCTTTAGTAAGAGAAGTTGCATCAAACATATTACGTAATTGGTCAAAAGTACCATTTGCTTGAGCTTCTTTGGAAACATCAATCATCTGTTTACGTAATCCTTTGGTAAAATGAGCTTCATTATTTTCTGCCGGTGCATTCAAGAACTTCGTTTTGGTAGATAATGATTTGTTTATCTCCATAAGTGCGTTGTTCAGATTTGAACGTGAAGTATTAATACGTTTTTTGATTTTATCGTATTCACGTAATACTTCTGTTCCGGCAACTGAATAATCAATATTAAAACCATTATCGGTATTGATAAGTGTTGACTCTACTTTGGCAAAGATTATTTTACCAGTATCCGATACTGTTGTAGTAGGAACATAAATAACCGGCCGAGCTTTTGATTTTACCATTTCTTGCATAAACATGTTGATACTCGTGTCAATGAAGTCAGAAGTATCAATTTTTGTTTTTCCAATAGAAGTAAATCCAAGTGAACGGTTTTCTCCGATACTTTCTATAAAGCCAGTAATCTTAGTTGTATCTGTAGGGTCTTGTTTAAAGGCATCAAACTCTTCATTGAGTGTAGTCTTTAAAGCAACTGAATAAGTGGCTGTACCCTTAGCTGTGTAACGATGGGTATCATTTGTTTGTCCACCTAGTTTCTGCTGTATAGAAGCAATCATATTTGATGATACAAACATATCTTCCGGAGTAACATATCTCATAGAAGATACATCATTAGTTATCTCTTCATTTTCTACAATGTCAGGTTGTACTTCAAAAGTAATAAGGTTCTTTGGTGTTGTTCTATTTAGGAAGCCAAGAACTATATCACTTCCGGTAATACTCTGGATGCGTGTCAATGGTGATAAACTTTCTTTTGTATTATATCGAATATGATTTAATAGGTTACGTTGTATGATAACTTTCTTAGCCGGTTTATTAATGTCCTCATTAGCTTTTAAAGTTTCTTCTGTATAGTTTTTAGAATATTGATTATACAATGTAATCATGGCACCTAAATAATCAGCCATAAAATCTGATGGAGTAGCATAATTGGCTTGTATCTCAGAATTGAAATTACTTACATATCCAATCTTATTAATAGTTTTCATATTATCAGTAACCTCTGACCAACTATTAGCAACCATAAGACTCTTGAACATGGCCGGAGTAACACCTTTTAATGCAAACTGTCCTTTGATACGATTAAAGATGTCTACTATATGCGCGTATTCTCCTTTGGTATTAAGCATATCAGTAGAGAAAGGTGACATAGTAGTATTACCAAACTTTTTAGATGTAGCAATAACACCTTCTTTATTTGCAAATTTGAATCTACCATTTTCGTATTTTAAGAAACTAGTTTTATTAGTAACATTATTATACCGGCTTACCTTAATATCAGTATAGTCAATAGACATATTTTCTTTAAAGAATGATATTGAATTTGTGTTCAACTCACCATTCAAAATCTTATATCCTTGAATACGTTTAATCTCTTCGGCGGTACCTCTCCAAAAGTCTTTATAGTAATGAGTAGACTTCATAGTATCATCATAGTAAGTGAACTTAACCTGGTCTTTTACATTGAAAGAAGTATATACACTTACCAATGAATTTAAAAGGTCTTTAGCCTGTTCTATCTTACGTTTTTGATCTTCTTGTTTAGCATCCCATGACCATGTAGCATCAGAGTTCTGCGCTCCTACTTCTTGTTTCCATTCTTGTTCATTTTGATAAGAACGTTCAAGTAGTCCTTTATAACGACCATCATAGTTTTCTTCTGAGATATAATGATTAGAATAGTCAAGTGAGAAATCAGTTCCTTTACCTTTTGCTTCAAACATGTAGTTGTACATGCTATGAATTACTTCGGCTGCCGGATTCAAATATCTGTTTGATTCATCAATTTCAGAATTATCAATGAATCCTTCCATAATAGATTTTAATGCAGATACTTTATCAGTAACACCATCCATTTGACTTACTCGCATACCAAGGTCTATCATCAATGAATGAACTTGTTTCTGATCTAAGAACTTTACTTTTCCGCGGGCATCAAATACAGCACTACCATTTGTATTGATAAGTGGTATAGAACTAAGATATAGTTTTTGTATATCGGAAACATTCTGTTCAGAAGAATAACCATCCCAATCAAAACGTTCACCGGCACCCACTTCTTTTTCAAATGAGTCATTCATCATATCATATGATGGAAGCATAGTCTGCACAATCATTCTAATATTTTTATCAGAATAGATTTTGTATGCATCAATACTATTCCGGCCATTGATATCAGAAAGTTTAATATTCAAAGGTTCTCCATTCTCAACAATATCTTTTACTGCCATTTCATTTTCTTCAAGTTCTCCTTGTTCATTTTGAGTAATAACAGTGGCCATAGTTTCACCATACAATTCTTGATATTCTTTTCCTTCTTCAATAATAGAATTAATACTTTCCGATAATGAATTAATATTACTGTTTTTTGTATTGGAGAAAATAGAGTTTTGAAGTATAGACATTCTTAGTCCGGACTTAGCAATAACTAATGATTCAGTATTGTAAAGTTCTTTCTTTAATGCTTCTTCCATCTGACTGGCAATAAGTAATCGTTTGCTAGAACTTTCATTTGTTGATTGTACTGTTTCTTCAGAAGTAGTATCACTTTCATATTCTTCAAAAGCAATATCTGATTTTTCAGTATTCATTTCTGGAACCCTATTAGCAAACTCGCCATTGTTTATTTGATTGTATAAGTTCTTCAACTGTTTGTTTGAACCATATACACCGCGAAGTCCCATAACGATATCTTTCAAGAAACTCTTGAACTGATTGTATAAACGCAAAGCAATATTTACATTCTTGTCTTTAGTAGTCGCACGTTCTTGTTTTGCATAATCACGAGCAATCCATTCTTCAAGTTCTTTATCACCATTGATAGGTGTTCCTTGTTCATACTTGTTGATTACCTGGGCCGCTTGTAATAGCATTGCTTTAGCATCAGTATTTATGAAGTTACGATAGACAACATGTAATACTTCATGGTCAACTGTAGAACGTGGCATCATACCATTCTCTGCTGCTAATGTCATGATAGTATTATCTTGTACCATACCACTTGCAGTAAGACCATTTAAACGAATCTTTCCTTCTTGTGTAAGGAATAGTTCAGATTCAGTATAAGACTGTCCTAAACGTAAAGCAACACGGTCTATTGACTGTTGTATAGGTTCTACATCAGGAGAAGAGTATTGTGTTTCTTCAAGTCCTATATTTGGAAGTTTTTTCTTTCCCGGTTTATTTACTGGTGGAGTTGGTGAAGTTATTGGTTCTACTTTATCAAGACCTACATAGAATGATTTATTGTTTATGCCCAAAGCTTGTACATTAAGCATATCAATAGTTTCTTTACCACTAACATGAGTAGTATAAGTTTCATTGTTTAATGTCAAGAAATCATATAATCCGGACATAGCAAGATTATCTTTCTTAGAAAGAAAATCACTTAGTTCTTTATACTGTGAATCAAAACCACTATTACGATCTTTATCTGTCTTGAAAGAATCAAGATTGATATCCAAGAATGTTTTACTTTTTTGCTGAATCTTAATAAATGCAAAGATTGCTTTATCAGTTGCCTGAGTAGAGTTCTTTAAAGTAGAAAGGTTCGCGCGCAATAATTTATAAATAGTAGTTTTTGAGAATGCTGTTTGTTTGGCTTTCCACTTTTGTTCATCTGATAAAATAGTAGATGATAATATTTCTTGTGAAATAAAGTCCTCTTCTGCCTTAATACGTCCAATGATAGAATCCATAGAAGCATTTGCGCGCTGTTTAATGGTTTCATTCTTGCTAGTAATAGACTGGCTAAACTTAGGCATTTGTACTACTAAACGAATACTTTCATTACTATTTAATTGAACATTTAAACGTAATCTGCCATCAATATACAATGGAGTTATATCAGTTTGTGCGCCAGGGAAGTCTTTCAACAAATCAGTTACCGTTGTCAAATCACTTTCATTATTTGAATACTCTACTTTACGAATACCCATATCATGAAAATCAACATTTACCTTATCAGTAATACTTGCATGAGTATCATAGATAGACATGTTCATATCACGTTGTTTAATCAATTCAGATTGAACCGGTGCGAAAATAGGATTATTGATAACAGCATTCCATGCATCTACTAGTCGTTGTTTCTCAGTTTTCTGTTTTTCAAGTTCAGTTTCCTTTACATCAAATGAAGTATAAGAAATCTTACCACTTCCATCAATACTAATAACTGATGGTAGAGTCATAGAACCAATAGCATTGGAAAACTTACCACCATTTAATCCCGGAGTAGTAAATATGTCATTGATGATAGAATATACTGGTATATCCATTGCTTTTATAGATGTACCATTAGGATTTACTGAATGCTTTTTAATAATGGCATTTACATAATCCTCAGCAATAGTTCCCATAAAGATATCTTGAATGGCTTGTAACTGTTCTCCTACCAATCCTTTGTTAGTTGGATCAAAAGAAAGAACAATCATATCGTACTTTGCAGTCTTATTATCCTTATCCCATCCGGTAGTATTTTGTTTCTCAGCTTTTAATTGAAACAAATGTTTATACTGTGATAGGTTCGATATAAAGGCGTCATTTATTGCACGACGTAACTTACCATTCTCTTGACTTAAACTATCGCTAGCACCAACTAAAGTAGCACTGGTAGCCCAGAAAATATGTGACTTGTTTTTGTTCTTATCGAATATAGCAGTAGAGTTGTTCAAGAAGCGTTCACGCGATAACTGACTTACTTCATTTGGAACAACTGGTTTCACTTCTTCAATGATTGCAGTAGGTACCGAGAAATCTTCGTTATCTGAAAGTACTGTTGATACTGTTTGATTTTCGTCAGGGTATATACCGGTTATCTCATACTGAGTAGAGCCATCAGAGAATACAGATTCATTGATAGATAATAATTGAAATATGTCTTTTTCATTATTGTCATAATAACTTTCACCAACCTTTAATGCAGTTCCTTTATGTTCATAATCTTCAACAGAATTTTCTTCTACTAATGTAATAGGATTCTCTGTTGATTGACTTGTACGAAGAATACTTTCAAAACCCGTAATATGTTTGATAAGATTATCTTTAATTGAAATATTTGGATCAATAGTATTATTGAATTTTGTTTGACCATTCCAATTAATAGAAAGGACATCACGATTACCAACTTTCTTTATTTCCCAATCAGCATCTACTGTTGCAGTATCTATTAAATCACCATCAGCATTAAAGTAATTAATCTTTAATCCTACCTCTTTACCCGAAGTTTGATTCTGATTATTATTACTAGGGTTTGGAGTGGTCACTGTAGGGTTAGCAATAGGTGCTGTTGCCACTTTCTGTGCTTCCATACTCATACTATTCATATCAGTATTTAAACCCTGTAAACGCAATGTTTCAATAGCTCTGAATTTTTCCTTTTGTTGTAGCTGAATAGCATTCAATGCTTCTTCCGGTAAACCAGTAGATGCAGCAAGAGAACGGTCAACATTCAAAGAAGTATCACCAACCATACCATACCAAGAGCTAGAACGACCAATAGCAGTATAAAGTGCTGAGGCCATTAAACTTGTAGTAATAGGTTTTGCTATCTGACTACTATCAGACTGTCTGAATACAGCATAGATTTCTTTCTGACGTAATCCTTGCAGTAGTTTATTATCATTGACACCGCGACGTAAAGCAAAATAGATTTTATCCTTATTTGCTTCTATTTGTTTTTTAAGTGTATCATTGTCTTTAGTAAACGCATCCAGTGCATCCTGATCTAAGAAAATAGCTGCTCTATCCGGATTGGTAGCAAGACCATCTATGAACGAGTTCCATACATCCATGTGTGATGCAAAGAAACGCGCTCCTAATTTAGTCTTACCACTTATATCTTCTGTCACCTTATCAAACTTTACTATTCTACCAATGGCACCAATAGCCGGGCGACATGCTTCTGCAAGTTGACGAAGTAATGGAGAAGTAGCACTAAATTGTTCAGTAAGCATGTGCGTAGTCATTGTCTGCAACATCATCAAAGGATAATGACCTACAGAACCTGCATCACGCATTTGGAATACATCACCCATGAATACTAATTTGGCTTTTGTATTTACAAAATGTTCTTTGATAGCTTTCATTTCATTTTCAGAAACAAGTGATGCTTCATCAATAACATAAGTATTTCCTTCTGTAGTATTCATACTCTTCATTCCTTTGATAAAATCAGTATATGATATTACTGTTGGATTTTCAGCACCAAAAGATTGTTTATGTACCTTAGAAAGTTCTTCCGTAATACTTACTACTGTTAGTTTACCTACTGATGATTTCTTATCAGTACTATATCCATCAAGTCCGCGAAGTATTCTAAATGCTCTTCCTACAGTGAACTGAGTCTTTCCAGTACCATAATCTCCACCAATAGTCAATGCATTGCTTAGATAGCTTTCTATGAAGTGATGGCCACCCTTCTCAGTAGCTATTGAATGCATAGGTAAAAAGTAATTTGCAAATAACGACAAAGGACTTGTAAGCGTTTTATTGCTTAAAAGTCCAACTATTGAATTGATTGCAGCTTCTTGTTCTCCCGTTTCTAATGGTGTATTTGACTCATTAGTAAATATCATTTTTCGTATCTTGAACATATCGTTCATACTGTATTTACTACCTATCCAGATAAGCGTATTCAAGTGTTCACGTAGTCGGGTAATATCATTTGCATTTGAACTTGAAAAATTGTATTTACGCTTAGTAACACCACCAATACTTTGCATAGTGAATAATGGATTACGTGCATGTAGTTCACGAGTAGAATTAGTCAATGAACCATTCTCTCCAATGTGTGAAGCTGAATCATCGGCATGTAATAAAGTTCCTTCTGAATTAAGTACTTTCCCATCTTCTCCAATAGAATCATTAGTAACATAAAACTCACGGAATATCTCAAACAATAAGTCTTGATTATCTTTAGAAAATAATTCAGAATTTTCTTTATTGTATTCTACATTCATTTCAGAAAGGATATTGTTTACTATATTCTCTCTTTTTGATAACTGAGTAAGTTGTGATTCGGTAAGTTGTCCTTTAGTATCAAGAATAGATGGATCAAGTTCTCCAATAGCATTTAGTTCTTCAATCAAGTTCTGACTGATTATTTGTGTACCATCAGAACGTCTTAATCCTAGAGTAGTAAATAACTGAACACTCTTGAATGTATTCTCATGAATAATAACACGACTATGCAAACGTAACATTTGATTAGCTAAGTCAGCACCATCAATCTTACTTGCTAGTTCATCGGCCATACGTAATGCATCGCGTAATTGAAGTTCGTACTCATTATCACCATTAGCATTCTTACTTGCTAATTCAGAGACAAATTCTTTTTCTTGTAATGACTGATGATCATTTACTTTCTTTTCATTAGCGATACGTTCAGACGTCTTAAATGTATAAAGGAAGTGTTCATTCTCTTTTATCCGAGTAATCTCTTGACGAATAATCTCAGAACCATTAGTACCATAGAATTTACCATCCGGATATTCTTTTTTATAAGTTTCTCCCTGGTCAGTAAGAACTGAATCAATCCATGTTTCAGCTTCTTTCATTGTATCTTGTAATTCAGTGAAGTAATTACTCAAAAATGTTTTACCATTAGGAGTATTCTGTTCACGCATTAGTTCAATACGTTTATTAAATTCTTCGGGAGTTTCATTAGCATGTTCTAATGTTTGTCCATCAATACGCATAAATGGTAATTTACCTTTACCACTAAATGAAGAGTATTGATTGTTTACGTTTTCAAGTCCTAATGCACGTGCAACAGCATTCAATTGATTATCATGAGAGAACTGTTCATCATCAAAACTTTCAATAGTACGTTCAGCTTTGCCTACTTCTTCTGCAGCAAGTTGTGATTCTTGTTGGTAATGATTTAATTCATTCTGAATAGAAGTAAGTTTATCAGTCTGTTCTTGACGTTGTTCATTAGTAGCTTCTACAGGTAATGAATTGATAACTTCTAGTTGAGAATCATATTCAGATTGCTTAGTAGTAATAAATGGTTCCAGTTCTGCAACACGTTTAGTATATGTATCAACCTTTTCATTTGCCGGAGTAAGAATCTTACCTTCTGCTTGCTGAGCAATATTAGAAGTAAGTCCTTTTGATGAATCATATAACTGACCCCATTTATTTTTTATCTCATCAAGTTTAGTATTATCCATTACACTACCAAATACCTTACCGGTTTGGTCATTAAATACAGATAACTCTTTTGCTAAACGATTAGATAATCCAGCAATATCAGTAATAAGTGATTTATGTTCTGCCTCATCATACGATTTGGTAAGAGTATTACCTATTCGTTGTTGTAAGGTATCTAAATCAGACGATAATGTTGAGTAAGTAGTTTGGTTGTCTATATCACTAATAATGCCACTAGCAGTACTCTGTTGCGCTTGTGCAGCTTCATCTACACGTTGACGTAAGTTCTCAATGTTTTCATATGTAAAGTTCTTCTTAATGACATTCTCCCATGAAGCAGTATATTGACGTTGAAAGTTAGGATCGTTCTTCATCTCACGAGTAAACTCTTTTGAATTAGTAAGACCTTGCATTTCCATTTCAACTTGTTTCATAACGGTAATGTTACGTTTCATCAAGTCATTGGCCGCTTTAGAGTTTTGTGTTCCCTCTTCACGTTTAGTATAATACTCGTATTCAGCAAGAGCTTTATTATACTTATCTACTAATGGTTGTTTAGCTTCTTCATTTTCTTTTTGAAGTTGAGCAATCTGTTCATCAGTAGCAGTAGCACCCGCTTCTTTTGGTTGGAATGATTCAATAGCAGCTTTACTATCGCGCATATCTATGAAAGCTTGTCCGGATTTATTCAATGATATTTGACTATCAAAGCCTGCCTGAGAAAGAATGTTTCTGTCAACATCATTCAATCCCATACTTTCATTCAACTCTTTATATGAATCCACTAATTGCACAAATTCGACATACCTCATTTCAGCGAAGTTGTCGATTAGTTGGCCCTCTTGATATCCCAATTTTTGTAAGGATGGACTTTTAGGTACTACAAATAAATTAGGATCAAATTGTTCTCCAATAGTAGCATCTTTAATAAGGATATCTTTCACTCCCCACATACCACCATCAGGTTTCTGAATATGATCAGTGGCTATGTTGATAAGTTCATCACCTTGCCCTTTTAGTACTTTCCATTTCAAAAGTTCTTTTTGTTGAACTTCTGTTTTACTATCGGGAATGCCTTTAATCTTTTTGATTACGTGAGGAACGGCACCAGTGATAGCAGTCATTAAAGTAGTAGCGAAAATAGTACCTAAAGAAGTATCTGAAAATCCTTCAAATACACCAGTAGTACCTATCTGTCCATTACCAACTTCGGAATATGCTGGAGCAGTTTTATCAACTTGCATTTGAACAGTATTATATAATGCTTGTTCAAAATTTTCTTGAAAGACTTCACTAACATTTGCTTTAGCTACATTAGCAAGATAGCTTTCATTGTCAACAATACCTTTAATAAATTTGCTATTATATATTTTAGAGAAACTATCGTAAACAGCTTCTTTAATAGTCTTGTCAGTAAGTGTACCGGCAGCTTCTTTAGCAGCTAATTTTTGAGCCATTGGAGCATAGATTTCTCTCATAGCCTTTTCAGCAATGTTTGGTCCTAGTTGTTCACCAATCCATTTATTTGTAAAATGTTCAGTAACGTATGTCAATGGTAAAGCAAAGAATCCAAATTTAGCAGTTGTTTCCGGACTAACACCATTTTCATCAGCTACACGTTGAAATGAACTATAAGACTGTGAAGTACCAATAGCATTTACTAGAAACTCAGTACCATACTGCAAAGCTTTTGTTGCAATACCTTTACCAGCAAATGCTGCAGTACCTTCTAATGCAGACATAGCACCACCCGAAGCCATACCTACAGCTATCTGAGGAAGAAGATAACCAAGTGTCGGAGCTTGACGTACCATCCAATCAATAGCACCAGTTCCTTGTTCTGTTGATGCTGATTGTTTAAACTCTGCTTGTTTCCATTCATTGAAATAATCTTGTAGTGCTTTGTCACCTTTCGCCCAATTCAATGGTTGTGCTTCTCTACGTAATGAATTACCTACATTGGATGGAAGTGAACTATAAGAATAATTGAATGCTTGATTCATGGCGGTATAATCTCCTGATTCAAATGCTTTATCAAGTTCTTCTACAGCTTTTGTATTACCTTGCGCTAGGTTAGCAGCACGTACCTTATCATAATGCTTTTGAATGGCTTCATTACCTTGTTTATAAAGATAAGTTTCATCATGATTCATTGCATTATTAAAAAGAGCACCAACAGAAGAAAAGGAACTCATAGTACCGGCGGTTGCAGCACTGTAAGCTCCTACAAAGAAATCTTTAATAGAACTACCGAATGTTTCTTTTGGACCCCACTTAGTTGAATACTGTCTATCTCCTGCAACAAAAGCATCTGATGGTAGTACATCAAATACTTCACGTCCATTAGTAGGGTCAATAGTAGTTGTTACAACTGCTTTACCATCACCAAACATTTTATCCATTCCATCCTTACCTGGGTTAGGAATACGTTTACCATTCTTTAAAATATATGGAGCAGCAGAAGCACGTTCTTCACCGGTACCACGTTCATTATCTTCATTACGAAAAATATCATGATAAGGTGCATAAGAAGGTGTAAGGTCTTTTACATTGCCAAGATACTTATCAGACATTGAACGACCACTTACTTCCGGTGATTGTACATCATTCTGAAATTTTAATGCGGCCAAATCAACACCACGTTTATTTAAACTTACTTTCTTAGCATTTTGTATTTTTGCTTGATTATAAGTTTTTACTATTTGACTTGCTGGTATAGCGTCTGTATCAAGAGGATTTTTTTCTTTTGAATACTTGTCTACATAATAGTTTACATCGTTGAAAATAGGCTGTTCAGAATGCGCCATAGAGGTAAGTATATCTGCAGTGGATTGCTTATTCTTTAAAGCATCTCCAACTACATCAACTGTTCCTTGATAATTTCCTTCTTGATCTACAAATGCATCACTAGACTGTGCTTGATATTTTTCTTCAAGTGTTGGTACTACTGGTTGTGTTTGTTCTTGTTCTTGGTTAGCCATAATTATATTGAGTATTTATTATTGAATTGATTGTCTACTTCCAAAATTGTAATTATCATTTGGATTTGATTGTTCTTGTTTTTGTTTATCAAGCATATTGATATACTGTTCTTTTTCTCCCGGTTGAAGTTTACCGGATGTTTCAAGATTATTGATAATATTCAAACTTTTCATATATGACCTTTGAGGATCACTTTTGAAATCAATATTATTTTTTGCTTGTATATCAACAAGTCTTGCTTGTGGTGTTTTACCAACATAAACTTTATTAGTTACTTGGTCATCAATAAATCCATTCTTAGAATATTTGTTTTGAAGATTACGTGTTCTTGCTAAGTTTGTTTCACGTTGAGCATTATTCATAACAGATTCTCCACCGGCAATAAGATTACCTTCTGCCATAGCTTCTTTCTGTTTATTGATATTATACTTATTGATAGCATTACGTCCTTCCTGTGCTGCCGTAGATGGTCCCTCAGCTTGTAATGGTACTTCATATATATCTTCTCCAAATCCGAAACCAAAACCAGGTGCATCACTTACTTTCTTTATATGATTTTTTGGATTCTTTGCTAACTGAGAAATAGGTGTAAGAACAGGATTTTTACCATCTACTGCAAAAGGTAACTTAGTATCACCAGTAGCACGTACCATAGTAGTTACATAGTTCTGAACAATAGGTTGACCATTAGCATCTGTTTGAATACGTGAAAGCAAATAACCTCCTTGGTCTTTCGGTGTTTTATCAAAACGTATTGTTTTTATCAAATCAGAATTGATACCCATAATCTGCGCATTTTTATCATCGCCAAATACAACATCCGGTTTAAATGCAATACCATTAAACATAGCCATAGGAAGATTGGTAACCTTTTCTGTTTTCCCTTGTACTCCTAATTCTGGGAATAATGAATTTTCAAGAACCTTACGTTCATCACCAGTAATCTTACTACTATAAACTGTTGGGTTATTAAAGTTCAACATACCATCTTTAGGATTCTCAGTAAAGAAACTACCGGTAGTTGGATTAGTAGGTTTAGAATAGATAATATCAATTGCTGAAATAGCATTTTTATCTTCCGCTTCATCATGTTTAAGTAATTCGGAAATACCAGATTTATTACTAGAATTAAAATCACGTAATCCTTTAGTATCATTTGCAGCAGTAGCGTAAACATAACGTTGTGCTTCTGTCATAATAGCATCAGCTAATCGTTTTTGTTCTGCTAAATTTTTATCACGAGCTTCTACATCTGATGTAGGTATTCGTTTTGCTTGTTGCTTAAGCAATTCAATACTTGCAACAACTTGCTCACCACTAGCACGAGTATAATCATTCTTAGTGATAGTTTTACCTTTTGCATCTTTAGCAACTGATGTGGTACCTGTAGGAACTATTAATGTACCATTTAATGCTGAACTCATAGCATAAGCACGCGCATCTTCCGGTAAGTTTTGCCACATACTACTAGCAGCACTTTTCATATTATTATAGTTATCTGAACGTGACCAGTCCCAACTTCTTAAACCATCATCTTTATTACCGGCATAAGCCATTTGTTTAGCTGAAGCAGCATCAATTCTACCTTTAATCTCTTTACTGAAATCAAGTGAGTTCATCATCTTTAATGATGGGTCTAAGGTATGACTAGGAGCAATGCCACCAGTACCATCAGGAGTAATGCCAGCATCCCATGAGTTACGTTCTTGAAGAGTATTGTAACTATGAAGTTTTACTGCATTACGACCACTAGGTGTTTTACTAAAGTCTAAAGCAAATGGTCTATCCAATTGTAAGAAGTCCTCAGCACTTTGAGCCTTACCTAAATTTGGATTAGTAACAGCTATTTCTTGTCCAATACCTTTTTTATTTATTTCAGTATTTAAACCTTCCCATTGAGATTTAGCAAACTTAGCTTGTTGTTCTGCAACTCCAAATTGTGATTTCTTTTGAAACAAATCTTGCAACTCAGCATCATAAGCAGTTTCATATTGTTTTAATTTTTCTGGATCAGATTCATTCTTTATCTTTTCAGTATAAATACTTGGAAGCATATTGATACGATTAGTAATTTGATTACGATAATCATATAATGCTTTTGTATGACCAGGTAATAGTTCTTCCATCTTATCATCACTTGCTGCTTTAGGAGTAGTAGTTCTTGCTCTACTGACTTTATTACCCTCATTAGCTAATAAGATACGTGGGTCAAGAGATATGCCAGGACCTATTTGATTCTGTGCCGCATATCCAACCGGATTAATATTGTTTCCCCATATTGACATTATTTACGTCCTCCCCAAGTTCGTTTATAAAATGATTGTTGACTGGCCTTAGCTTTAGTAAGATTATCATATATTACTTTTCGTCTTACCGGATTATCTTCTGTTGCTAATTGATTCTCTAATGAAGCTACTGTATCATCTTCTATAGATTGATTTTTTACTGCACTAATACTAGCATTATCAATTATTGATTTTAAACCACTTGTAAGGTCATTTTTAATCTGACTGATACCTTGACCTATCACACCCGATTTAAACCTGTCAGCCTCGTTCTGAATAGATGTATTGGCCGCATTACGTTGTGCTAATGATTGTGCATTTATTGCACCAGTCTGATTATCTGTTTGAGCATTGATTTGTGTTTCTTGATTCTTTATCTTACTTATCTCTGATGATATTTGATTAGCACCATAAATACCTTTTGTAGCAAGTGATGGGTCTACTAAACCAAAACGACGATTAGCTTCTCTAGCACCACTCAATTGACTATTCATACTATCAGTCATTGCTTGTTTTTGTTCTGCATCCATAAGAGATACATGTGTTGCTTCAATAGGTGCTTGATAAGGAACAAATGCCGGTTTATAATCACTAGCTCTATTTACTCCTATAAGGTCTGTAGCGATATTTAAAGCAGTATTGACACCAGTAGCTATGTTAGCCCATTTAGATAGTCCATAGATACCTTTCTTATCGCCAGGGACTACAGGTTTAGTAGTATTATTTGCAAGTACTTCCGATGAATTATCAATATATCTTGTATTTGATAATGCATCTAATGGTTTTGAACTTACTGATACCGGTGCCGGAGTTGGTAATGGTAATGCACTAGGAGTTTGTTCTGTTCTCAATGCTAAACGTTGTTCGTCATTCATTAAAGGAACAAGTGGATCAACTTTCTTTTTCAATAACATATTTAGTCCATTATCCATAGTAGTATATGGTGGAGTAAATGATAATTTGGGATTAAATAATTTAGCCATAATATTAAGTTAGTCTTTGATTTATAATTCCTGTACCACCACCTGATGGAACTTGATTAGAAGGATTGACCATTTGATTAATCGACTTCAAACTTTGACTTACACCTTCTTGTGTGTACATCATTCTATTTTGTTCTGATACTTGTTCCGAAGAAGCTAATTGATTTTTTTCACCTACTATTTGATTTTGATAATCTTCTTGATAAGCTAGTTGTCTTTCTTCTTCTTTTTTCTTAGCACTAGCTCCAAATAAACTAGCGATACCACCAATACCAGCAATTATTGCTCCTGGTACTGCACCAATACCTGTAGCAGTTAAAGTGCTACCAAGTGTCATTAAACCAGAACCACCGGCAGACAAAGTGTCGCCAGTGGAATTTCTTTTAGGGGGTTGATAAACGGCCATTACGAATAAGATATTATAAAGTTAGTAATTACATTTTTAAGATAGAAATACTTAGGAATATATGATTTATCAACATTACCTAATAAACGTTTTCCTTTATATACTATCTTTACTTTAATCCATTGCCCACGCATCTGTGATTTTGCTTCAAAGGTATTAAAAGTTTGAGTACTTAATGGTCCAAAATTATTTTTATTAGTTGAAGGAATTATAGGTATATTCCATGCATGTTCTTTATATTCAGGATTAGTCCAAAATTCTGCATTATTAATAAAAGCCTTTTTTTCCGATTCTTGATATTCTGTTTTCCAACTAATATTTTCTATTTCTTCTGGACACATTACCATTAAGTGAGAACGAAATTCTTTTTCAAATGAACTTACATCTTGTTTCTCTGCAGAACCATTAATAATAAATTCAAGTTCAAAATTATTAGGAATAGTATTATTATAAAAATATTGATAATCTCCTTTGTTATGTTCCCAAATAGTAAACCGATTTGCATCTATTCCATTAGAGAATGAAAATAATCTTGAATCAAGTTTCATATAGAAATTTGTATCATAAGAATAGAATCCACTAAAGAAATCAAGTTTTTCATTAAATACTAAAGTAAAGTAATTACCATTACCTAGTTTAAAAGTAAACAGTATTTCTTTGTTCTCTTCATCAAAGACACTTATAATACCTGTTTGTTCTTCTGAATATAAATCTTGTGGAAGTTTAGTAATTATACCTTTAATGAACTTGAAAATATCAGTTACTTGTTTACTAGTTACTAAATCTTCTGCACCAAAAAGAACATTACCACTAGTTGTTGATGCGCCGGCAATTCTCCATATCTTTTCATTATCCCAATCAACACCATAACATCCTTTATCACCACTACAAATACTTTCTTTATGAGTAGTTCCAAAGTCAGCAATTTTCTTTGACTGAGAAGAAAGAACAGTTTTATCACCAAGTACTATCTCAGAACTATCTTGACTCGATTGAAGTTTCGTTGAACCATACAATTGGATAATATTCTTTCTTTGGATAATAAATAAAGTAGAATTGATAGTAACTAATTTTTTTATCTCTCCACCTTCAAAATTAAAGTCTTGATATTGTCCTATTGGTAACTGTCTATACTGATCTACAAAAGCGCCATCAACATGTACATTACTAAAGTAAATTCTATTTGCTGCAGTATTACTTTTCATAGTAAATATCTCATCAAATGGCAATAATGTATATGTTCCTTTTGTTTCATTATATCCACCATTTATCTCCCATGACTCTTTAAAGAATTGATTTGTTTTGTTTCTCCATATAAAATCTTGCACTATGGTATCATAGTTTGCTTCTAAGGCATTTTTAAGTACGTATGGATAGAATGTATCATCTGCACTAGGAACTCTCAAATTTGAGTTGGTAAATGACTGTAGATACATATTAAACGCTATACCACATTGCCATGAACGTTCCCAGTTAGTAATATTTTCAGGAAAGGTATTCCATCGAATACAACGCATAAATGTATTTTGAGAAAACAAATCACCTTTATAAAATTTCTTTGCAACATAATTTTCTTCTGCAAACCACGAATTGTCATTATCTATTATTGAATAATTTTCATCAAGAATATTATATGAATTTTTTATAGAATCAATGTATTCTTGAATTGTAGCATATTTACATATATCAACAATAGCACTATTCAAATTACGATAATCCGGATTATCCGTTGTAAACACAGTTGCTTCTGAATGATACTTTCCAACTTTTGTTGTTGTACAACCAAAATAAGGTGTTGCAGTCATTGATAAGTTAGTCGCTACTACTGGTAATGAATTTGAATCAAGATTATTCTCAAATGGTGAAACAAGACGTGATCCAAATGGCCATTCAATATCAATATTTTCAAAACTTATTATAACTGGACGTACATCTACTTCATTGTCAGTTGTGCTTTTTTTTGTTCTATTAATAAGAATACCGGCATCTTTTAATTGATCTCTAGATTGATCAAAATAATTTTCAATTACTTTTTGTGGTGGATCATTACTACCATCCCATACTTCATCACCAAAAACATCTAAAATACTTTTCATTCTACTTGAAAAACCTGTAGTAGATAATACTTGATTCTCTTGAATAATATTTGCAGTTATCTTTATTGCAATTGGATTTGATATTATATGATAATTGTTTGATATACTTGGTTCAATAAGACGTTCTGATAAATCTTGATAAGCTATTATTGAACTAGTATGTGGTTTATATTTATTTTCTATATTATTATCAGTTACAAGAGGATTAAAACCTTGACCAAGTGCATCAATCTTTACTTTTGGTCGTAAATAATAATCTCCAACAATAACTAATTTTTTATTGAGTAAAAGGTCAGGAGTAAATACACTATATTTATTAGTTTTTAATCCAAGAAAATAATCCCTATGGTCATAATATCTTGCCCACATATCATTTGCAGTTGGATTATTATAATATGTCCATTTTTGACTAGCATCAGTTTCTTGTTCGCGAACTAATATTTCTTCTTTATTCATTACCTGTAACTCAGTAACACCCCATTTAGTAATACTCCATCCTTGAGAATATCTTTCGATTTTAATTACTGGAAATAACTTTCTATCACCACCTAAAAATGGAAAAGCAACATCAATATTATGAGTTCCTAGTTTAGTTGATTGACTAACTTCTCTATCCCCTGCAGTTGTTGGCGATACTCCACGATAACATTCAAAGGTATTTTTAAAACCAACAGCTTCTACCATAGCACAACTATAACCTTGGCATACGACATTCTCTTGTCGGTTACCTTGTACAAAATAAATAGTAGTTATATTGGGAAGTAATGCTTTATTAGTTTGATAATATTCATAAGCAAAGTCACGAATAAATTCTACACCCATAAGTTTAAAATGAAGTTGTTTTAAATCATCAGCATTTGTACTATGACTTATTACTCCTTTTCTTGGAAACTTATAAAGACCATTATAGTTATCAATCGTTTTAAGTGTGTCTGCGGGACTTTCATTGAAGTACTGATGTCTATTATCAATATAGGTACGAAAGTCTGTATAATTCATGTCTGGTATTGTTCCATTGGCATTAGTAAGTGTTACTCCTTCATACCAACCACAAACAGGAAATACTGGTGTTTTATATTGACCATCAATTAAAAATGAAACACCCATAGGATAGATTTCATCTTCCATATATTCAAAGTCTTTTGAATCTTGGTCATAGACTTTATCAATATTATTTTCATTTTTAATAACAGCATGAGGAATAATAAGAGAAGCCATTTCTTTAAGCATATTATAATCAATAGCGCGACCTTTCCAATTAGCACCATAATATCTATCTTCATGTTGTACCTCAGTTTCCGCAATATCAAAAGCCATATTATCTTTAAAGAGTTCTTCAAATGTAATATCTTGAACTCCATTATTACCATTGAATATAATATTGACCGAACCATTTATAATCTTTGTAGACTTAGTAATAAGTTGCATTGACTTACTCAAAGTATCTGAGGTTCCATAATAATGGACAAAACCGACAGAAACCTTTTTATAGTTTGAGTCGGTATTTGTAATCTGTAATTGTACTTGTTTTGATACTCTTTGTTCACCAGTGTTCAATACTCCTGAAGAACTATTAAACTCTTTCGAACCACTATGAATATAAAATGGACCAACTTCTTTTATGAATGGTGTTGTATTTAATGATTCATCTTCATAACGAATATAGAAAAAATAAGTACCTGGTTTAATTGAACCATTGTCTTTTACTTGTCCTTGAACATCCGGAACTTTAGTAATACTTTTTTGATGAACAAACAATACAATATCATCAAGATTAGTATATGAACGAAGTGTTTTTTTACCATCTTGGTCAATACCGGTATTGATAATAATATTCTTATTAAGTCCATCACAGATATATAAATCAACAGAACCATCATAACTATTTTTAGCAATCATTTCAAGTAATTTTCCTTTTGTAAAACCAAGTACTGATTGATTAATAGAAAGTCTATCATTTGGCCCATTAGGAATAATAAGAAGTGTTTCTTCTACCCATATAGTACCATTACTTCCTTTGAATGAATAAAAATTTATTTTTTCATTATCGAAATCATGAGTTACAATATAAATGATGCCATTGAATGATACACATCCAATAGGAACTTCATTAGTACCAAAAGAAGCAATGTTTTTTGTACCACGGATATTGGTAATAGTAAACCCATGATCGTCCTTAGAAACAATACTTCCATTAAGCATATAGGTATAACTATTCTGTGGCATCAACGTATTATCAATACCTCTTTTCATACCACCTAGAAATGTATTATTATGTTGCATGGTAATGTCTTTTTGTAATGAATTTATATTCCGGACTAATAATGAAATTATGAATCTCTTCTATATCATTGTTTGATAAATCACCCCAGCTAACATATGCAGCCTGTATTTCATAATCAGAATCCTGACATATCTGTAGCCATCTCCATTGAGCAATACGAGGTGGAATAATACTAGCATCCTCTTCATGCATCTTCTTAATACAATAAGCATAACATGCTGTTTCATATCCACGTTTTACAAGTGGAAAACCAACTTCATCAACCGGCAATGAATAGTAATCAATAAAACACTTCTGAGGGGTCTTAGTAGTACTAAACTGTACATACTGTCCTTGATAAGTACTATGTTTTATCTTCTGACCGGATTCATCAAAAACATTTTCTAATTTGAATACATCAGGTGGAACCAATGCACGATTAGAACGAATGACTAATGTAGGATCATCAACAGAAGTAGGTTCTCCAATTTGAACTTTCTTATTCAAAATTAATCCTACTGGATCAGTAAGATATTCTGAAACAACTTCACTACACCATCGCATTATTTGTATCTTACTTATCTGAGTCCCTTTTATTGGAAACGCAGACAACAACCGAACATATATTTCGGCTGCTGTAAAGAATTTATTATTCGGATTCATCTTTATTAGATTTTAATTCTATATTTTGATAAGCAAAAACTCCATGTACATTCCTTGCTGTCTTTACATACAACTCATTTGGTCTATACTCTTTATTGCTATCCTCTACTACCTCTTTCAGTTTCTGGTAGTACTCTTCGTCGTGTGCTGTCGAACGCTTATTCATAATTATTGCATTGGTTGTTCTGTTACAGAAGTTGCTGTCTGTGGTGTTGCTTGTGATTGTCCTTGTGACTGTAGTTGATCAGTAGCTTGTTGAATCAACTGTTGTGCCTGTGCTTGTGGAATACCACCCTGTATTAGTTTAGCAAGAATATCTTCCGGCTTAGCACCTTGTTGTAACATTTTGATAATTTCTTGTATCATTTGAGCAGTTTGTTCTTCTGACATCTGTGTACTGGCCGGAGCCGATGTTTTAGCAGGAACAGATGATTTACCTTGTGCTTGTTGCACTTGTTCTTTAGTATAACCTTTAGAAGGTGTCGTTGTCTTAGCAGTACTTGCTGCAGCATACTTTGTTTTGTCAATTGTTGCCATGATTAAAATTTTATATTATTATCTTCTAATGAATGTAATTTATTTTTATAAAACTTCCCAAATGATACATAAGGGAAACCATATCTTATCTTATCCGGAGAAAAAAAATAATCGCAATTAATACGAGTATAAAATCCTTTTCTCTTTGAACGTTCTTTGTCTTTCTGACGACCTTGGTATTTAGTACTTGATGTCAATGTCATCAAACTTAATAACCCAACTTTATTTATTTTTATAGTATTTCCTTTAAAGAGTTCTTCTACTATTATAGAAACATATGCAAAGAACACTTTATAGGCCATACCTCTTATAATTTGGCTTTTCGGATGCGTATTGGTAGAAAAGGTCACATGAGATAAACGAGGTCTAAAAAGGGTATCTATGTAAGCCGTTTTGCGTACGCCAAACTTATTGTTTTCATTAACCACATCATGATAATCAAATTCCTCTTTCCTAAACTCTTTTACCTTTTTATTAATCCGAGTCTTCTTTGAAAATACTTCCATTTATATCTTTATGAGGATTTATACCATCACGGAACTGAGCCGAGTAATTCTCTTTCATATCAATACCAAAATACTTTTCAACCGGTTCAAAATATTCTGTTGTCTTATCCGAATGAGTACGATACTGATACTCTCCAAATGGTATATTCTGTTCTCTAGTAAATCGTGGCGTCTCAATAGCTTTATCATCTGGAATGATATAATCAATATTATTATAAGTAATAATAAAACCTTTAATATCATTTTGAATAAAATTATATACATTATTTTCATCATTATTATATGCTATAACTGCTCCTTCTATTCCAGCAAAATTACTACTAATTAAATCACCATTACGATAATGTTTTGTTGCAAGATTTTGTTGTAACCATACTTGATTACCTATTTTAATAGTATTGTATATATTACCATCTATATCTGTAACTGAACCTTCATTTATTTCATTATCTTTTATGCATCGAATACTAAAACCTATATCTAAATAACTAGTTTGGTTATGTCCAAAAACATCAGCATCTAATTGTACGCCACTAAAAAGTGCAAGATTAGTAGAATATCGAGAAGTAGACCACCATGAAGCATTTCCACGCATATTATAAGAACCACTAACAGTATCATATTGGCCACCTGGTAATGCAGTAAACCCACTTTCATTAGTAGTATTTGGGTCTTGCCATAACCAATGTTCATCTCCAAGTTCCTTTACTTTAGCACCCGCAACATATGTTCCTCCTAAATAATCAACTAAATTACCCCATTCAGCAATAGTTGGAATATGATATCCTTCTGGTGCAATTCCTCTATCATCTATGGCAGCATACCAATTATAAAGTCTACCATATTTAATAGTTTTTGTTGTTTCAGGAACTTTATGATAATCTTTCCATGAAACACCTTCATAGAATAATTCACCGTCAACTTCTACTTGTTCTGTTATAACTAAATACATAATTATTGTCCTCCATTATCTTGTTGTTGCTGTTGTTGTGGTTGCTTTACTGGAACATTCTTTGTCTCATCAACACCATTATTTGCAAAGTCTACCGGCATACCTAATTTTGCAGCAATATGTTGAAAAGTAATTATCTCTAACTGCCTTTCATTATTCTCTCCAATAGGATATGCTGTTGTTTGATAGAAGTAACCTATAAGTGTATTTGGTTGCTCAAAAATAGCATGTATCTCTACAGGTCCTACTGCAGTAGTATTTAATTGAAGATAAGCACCTACATCAGCAAATGCTATTTGACTACCACCAAATCGATGATATTCATAACTTGCCAATTCTTCAAAAGAACAATAATGATACTGTGGTTTATTAGTACCATCCGGGCCAAAGTATCTTATATTACGTTTACCAATACCCTGCATCAATTTACAAGGTAAAGTCAATTTCTTATAATGTGCATCAAAATCAGTAGTTATACCAAAAGTAATTTGAAAGAATGCCGTCAATGGTTCTCCGGAAACATATAACGCACGTATAAGCGTAGCCCGGGAGAAGTTTATCATATCAATAATCCATTCATCATGCAATATCTGATCATCGGTAAGATGTGGTTTTAATTGAAGTTTTAAACTCTCAACTATCTTTTCTAATGTTACCATATTTCTAGTATTAAAAAAGGGTAAGTAGACATATCCTACCTACCCTTCTTGGATTTAATTGAAAGTTATTTATTAAGGCGCTGTTTCCAATGCCACAACTCTTGCAGTAAGACTATCCAATGGATTTACATTCAATGCAACATATCCATTAAAAGCAGTATCAGGAGCAGCAACAACATCTGCCATAGATGGTACAACACCAGCATTAGCAACAGCAATAGCAGCAAACAAATTATCATCTACTAAGGCCAATGGCATATAGAAATTATAAACCTGTTCTCTATCAGCAAATGCACTAGCAGAAACATTTTCATATCCTTCTGTTTTTGCAACAATAGTAAAACAACAATAATCAACTCCCTCAGTAGGCATAACAACACGTTGTCCTGCATTTTCTTCCTTAATCATAAAGATACGACTCAATTGATCATTTGTCAATGTATCTTTCTTAGGAGCAGTTGTAAGTACTTGTGTGAAGTTATCATCGAAAATACGAACAGTAACCGGTTGTCCTTTTTCTTTTGCAGTAAGAACAAGTGCAGAAGTACCAGCAGCACCCGTACGAGTAGCTACTACACAAGCACCACTGTTTACAGCATTTGAAGTTCTCATTACATCTGCATTGATTGCATCAACAAGACCATCAACAACAGATTGTTTATCCGCAGTCAAAGTAGCCGTATTGGTCAACTTATAACTATAAGTATGACTTACTGGGAACTGATGATTTCCGGAACCATCATACAATGGTTGACGTGTAACCTCAATTTCAAATAATCGTTGATCACCGGTAGTCTTAGCAACGAATGCAGGGGTAAGAGTTATCACTGCAGCAGTACCAACAGCAGATGTTTTCTTTATAATACTTGTCTTACCATTAAACGGAATATCAATTCCATATTTTTTACATACAAGATGTTTGATACCAGTAGTCACATTACCTTCGTAATACATTCCAAAGTCTTTCGGACCAATGGTATTAAATAGGTAGTCTTGTCCACCTCTTATTAAATTACTCATGATTTTTATTTATTAATGTTTGAATTTTAATTCATTATTGAAAGTAGGATATCGACTATCTTGTATGCCCTCTAAATACATGCGAGAAGCAACTGTAACGATTTCAGAACATACCTCTTTGTCAAATATACTTTCACTTGAATTAGTAGTATCCATTTCCGATATAACCGGAGGATTGATAACGTAATTCATCCTAAGTTTTGGATAACCAGTACCACTTGTTGAATAGGGCGCGTAAATAAATACTTTTTTTACAACAGCCCCATTCACTTCAAGGTTTTGTAAATTGTAATAACAATTAGTTGGTGTTGGCTTACTATAAATGCCATTTAAAATAGTAGTCTGCTCATTTAATGAAAGAGGATTACATTTACCTTCATTATTTGGAACAACCTCTATTACCAACTTTGTTATCAATCTACAATCTTTTGGTAAATCAATTGTAAATGTTTTATACCTATAAACATCCCATTCTTCCAACCATACTCCAACAACTAAATAAGGACCAACAGTAATAGGCAAAAGCTGTATTGCAAACTTCTTGTTTGTATCAAAGTTATCAATCTTGTTTGAAATAACTTCTTCTGTTGCTAAATTTAGAATAGTTGAAAATTCAAGTGGTAGAACAGTGCCTACACGTGACTTCCTAACAATAGTCAGAAAATCTTTATACATATCTACAATTAATACCGGCATAATACTATTTGTTACCTTCTGATTTGTCCAACATATCTTTCAATGGGACATACAGATTATTGTTTTTGTTATCGAAAATAAAAGCAGCAGCTTCTTTTTCATCTGCACCAAGAGTTACTTTGTCATACATGATATATCCATTAGCAACCGCGCGTTGTATCATCTTCTTTGAAAGAAGTTTTTTGATGAATACAATTTGTTGATTAGCATCAAGATTTTCAAGATATGAAAGAACTTCTCCCGGACGTGATTCAACTAATTCAAATACTCTGGCCTCAGCAATTTTCGTTGATAGATTAGTAGCATTCTCTCCAAAATAGAATAATAAATTATTCATATCTGAAAGAGCCAAGTCAAGTACTTTCGCACCGGCTTTTGCTTTTGTTCTTGAATCAACAATAGTTTTTTCTGCTTCTGCTTCGAAATTCTGAATATAGAATAAATGTTTACCTACTACTACTTCTTTACGGCTATGTGCTATCTCCGGCATTTCAAGAGCAAGATTATAAAGTGCTAAATCTCTTGTTGGAAGATATTTTCCGTTTGTCTTTATTAAAACAAGTGTTTGGTTATGAACAATAGGATAATTCTCATCTTCTTTAATTATCAATTCTTGTCTTAATAATTCAGTTGGACTCAAATCTTGTTGCCCTGTCAATAACTTTTTTGATACATTATCAGTAATAGGAGTCATTAAAAATGGTTTTTCCTTATACTTCTTATTGATCGCGTAGATTTTTATTTCTTCGCGTTCTTCACCTGTTTCGTCTTTGGTTGTCTTAGCCATTATCTATAATTTTTAAAAAGAATGAATTAATATTTTACTGGACGATAAAGTTCAGCAATACCATTTACATCAAGTAAAGCTGCACCGGTTTCCCATAGGATGTGGTGGTGTTTACCATCTACTGAGTTGGCCATGTCGCCACCTTTATTGATACCGTTTACTTCACCTTCTAACCAACCACGTTTACCAAGTTGCAATAACTCAATTGCTGGTTGATTGATTTCAACATCTCCCAATGATACAAAGATAGCATTATGAGAACTATTACGGGTTCCATCAGCACCATAGGTAGTTGCACGCATTGGACTATCAAACCAAGGCACTACAGTAGGGATCATTTTTACTCCACCAAATTCGTAATACTCGTAATCAAGATTGATACCTTTCTTTCCATTACCACCCATCTCAACTGTTTTAGGGTCGATACCAGCCTGATCTCTCATTAGCTTAGCGAAACCCTTGTAAAACTGCATACCACAGATTACAGCTACCTCTTTACCCCATGAAGAAGAATAGATAGAAATATTTTCCATGATATTATCAATGACACGAGTCGACATAACATTGTATGGTAATCTCCAAGCACCATCACCTTGGTTCAAAATACCATCACCGGCCATTACTTCGAATCCTTCATTTGTTTTTAATAGAACTTTATCATCTGCAGTAACAGTTGATTTTCCATTCAACAATTGTTTTTCACGATATGTAGCAGCACGTTCAAGCATTTGAATTTGTGCATGGTCAGCCCACATAGAAACACCGTTATGTTCCATCCAAATAGCACTAGGACGATATTCATCAGCAGTACCAGAGATAGACCATTTCAAACGTTGAATAGTCATGTGAGTATATGCCTTTTCATCAAAGGTATATTTTTCGTAAGCTGTTTCTGACATTTCTTCAAATGAAGTATGAGAAATACTTACTTCTTGGCCTATTGCAAGCAAATTTGGATTTACAAAATCACCTGACACATTAGTCATGATTTTTACACGATAATGGAAAATTCCGGCATCAATTTCTTGTGGAAGTGTAGAGTCGGAAACGTGTACGTAAGTTTGATTATCGGCAAGTTCAAGAACATCTTTTGGAGAGAACCAGTTAGTATCAAGATACAAGTCAATCCATGTTTGATTACGACCCGGTTCATTAGGGAATGCATCACATTTGAATGCAGCAATAACGCGAGCTTTACGGTCTGGATAACCTTTGACGTTCCACATTACTTTACGGTTACCAACGATTTTGTATTTTCCTGATTTTGGATTCAAAGGATCAGCAAGTTTACCCGAAAACATATTACGTCCGGCAAGTAACGAACTAAAGGCAGTAGAACTTTTAGAAAATAAAGTAGTTACTTGAGCAAGCATATGTGGACTTGCAATCAAGTATTGTGACATGTGTTTTGATGTCGGAGTTTGATTAGCGAACTCTTGTGGTGCGCCAGGTAAAATTCTCATGATGAATTTGATTAATAGAGTTGATTATTATTCTGGTTGTTCAAGCAATTTGACTTCTGACTCAAAGTCTAATGATTGACCAGTCTTTCGAGCGCTAACACCAGCAAAATTAGGAGTAATACTTAATGACTTAAGTAATGCTTCTTTTCCACCTTCACGCCCCTTAGTAATTGTTTCTATTACTTTTTCTTCTCCAAACTTAGCAACCATTACAAACATTTTGTATAATGTCATATTGTCTGACAATATTTCATCTATTAAACGTTCACCGGTTTCTTTATTTGGAACAACAACTCTCTCAAATTCTGCTAAAAACTGATTATGGGTTTCTTGATTGACAGGAATACCATAAATAGAATCAACTTTTGAAAGACTTTCTTTAAGGGTATTCAATTCGCCTTTTGTTTCAGCCAACATTTGATTGTACTGAGTTTCATAAGTAGCAGATTGACTTTTCTTATATTCTTTTACAAGATTATCATTGTAGTTCTTGATATTTTCATCAATTACTAAAGCAGCATCTTGCTTTTGTATTTTAGTCATTCGACCAATCTCTTGTACAATATCATCATCAGTCAAACCACTTGGATTTTTTTCTGAATCATAAACACCATAACGAGTTTTTAAATCAAATGCAATTTTTTCATCAACAGTAAATTTACTTGCATCAACATACTGTTCTGATACATTTGTTACTAAATCATTAATCGTAAGATTAGGATTAGTAGCAGTCATATCTTGTATCTGTTGTGCTAATGGATGAAGAACCGGTTTCTCTAAACCAAATTTCTGTGCAATAAATGGACGAAGTAAATCATTCTCTGTTTCGGCAGTAATCTTTTCAGGCATTTTAAAGCCTTCTAAATCTTTAAATGAATCCCACAAAGGAGAAGGAGTGTAAACTGTCTCTACGGTATCTTCTGTTGTTTCCTCGGCAGTCTTTTCCACTTTCATAGGTTCATCATATGTACCAGCAGGTGCTTCTAACCTTTGAAGTTCTTCAGCAGAAAAGCCACCAGAGGTATCTTGACCTTCGGTAGCTTCTTGCATTTTAAAAAATAATGGCTTATACATTGATTAAATTATTAAAGTTAGTATCAACACCTAAAAGATATGAATCACTTACTACTAAAGCAAGAGCTCCTTTTACAATGATTTGGTTTGCAGCATTAGCCATTGATGGATTATAATAAACAATATCACTAGCTTTAAATTGACTACTTCCACTTTCCATTACAACAGCTAAATGTGGATGAACACCTTTAAATCTTTCTAAAGTTGGTTTCTCATTATTTACAATGATGATCTTTTCGGCAAATGGAACTGTAATAGGGCAAAGAAGAATATCACCACTATTATTTATTGTTCTACACTTGAAACCAGTTTGACCCGGATCACATACTTCAATAAGACTTAGATAACTTTTAATCCCATTGTTCTTAGATTGAATTTCCTCAATCGCTTTTTCTAATCTGTCTTTAAACATAAGTGTTTGATTTGATTAATAATATGATGCAAATATATGAATAATTTAATTACTATGAGTCTTTTAAATTTACTTTATTCCTCATGTTTTTTTCATGGTCAACAGTAGTCTTTCGAATTGATTGTAATTCACCAGTCTTTAATTGTGCTTCTGAAAGTATCGCATTCATCTTAATTTCAAACTGTTTCATCATTTCTTGTACTCTATTAGCACGTCCTTCTTCTTGTAAATAGGCAGATTCAATTTCATTATTTGCCATTATTTTAAAGTTTTCAGTTTTCTCTTTAACAACAAGTTCTCGTTCTTTAAACTCTGATTCCCATTCATAACGTTTTTCATCAAGTTGTAAACGTGCTTTATCAATTTCTCTTGAAGCTAAATCAAATTCATCTTTTGTTTTCAAAAGTTGCATATCAATCTGAGCTTGTAAATTCATTGTTTTTTGTTTAGCTTCTTCTTTGGCAGTTTCGGTAGCAACATTATTTTGTTGTCTGATTGCTTCGGCCTCTTTTGACATCTGAATAAGTTTGTTTTCCATTTCAGTCAAATCATCAATCTTAAACATACTCACTACAGAAGTAAAAGGAAGTTCAGCGCGACCCCATGATTGCATTGCTGCAGTACGTAAATCTTCAAGACGTGATTCCTCTTTTACATTATTGGAAGAATAGATTCTAAAATCTGAACCATTCAATGAACCTTTTGGTATTTGAATAAGAACTTCTTCCAGGTCCTTATCAAGAAAGTTTAATACTTTACCATCTTTCCATGTATAACGTATTTTCAAGTTTAGAAATAATTCAATTGCTTTATCAAAAACTGTATCATTTTCTGAGAACTGTATTTCAGTAATAAGAGAAGATTGTTCTCGCGACATGTTTACATTACTTACTGGATCAGAAGAAACAAATTGACCAAGTGAAGCATCAGTAATACCAATAAGTTTACCTATTAATGAATCAATGCCATTAAGGACATTATCAATAAAAGCAATACTCTGAGTAATCGTATCATCATAGTTTTGAAATTGATTATATGAAGCCGGTGTTTTACGACCTTTCTTCATTGTCTCAATCCACATAGTTCCAAGTTTACGATAGTACATCCATTTACCGGCAGTCATATTATCCGGTTTCTGACTCTTATCCATTATCATACCTTTTACTCCGGATAAAGCAATAGTAAGTTCTTTCTTATAATTTACAATATCATAAAGTTCTATTAATTCGCGAACTCTCCATATAAGAGAATATGGTTTTTCAGACGCTGTATTGAACGATCTTGCAACAAGTGGGAGTGTAGGTAGTCCGGGCATATCAATTGGTCTAAAAACATTGTCCTGTTTACCCATGTTGATATGAATAACATTTCCAATAACAACCATATGATAAATATCATAAATGACAACACGATTACGTATTTCATCTTTTTTTAGTTTAGCATCTTTTGTTGTAAGATGTACAAAATATTCATCTTCACGATATTTGTTTGGTGTCTTTTTCCAAAATATTTCACGTGGTGCCAAAAACCATATACGTGATACTTCAATAGCATTGTGTTGGTCATTGAAGTTTTCACTGTTATCAAAGTATGCAGTATTACCAACATAATTTTTTATTGTAGCACTATCACCTATTGAATAAGCAGAGATAATTTGTTCTTCTGATTTAGATAATTCAAATTCAGAAAATATCTGACTTTTATTCATATACTCTTTGGTAAAACACCATTCACTATTCTGAGTCCAACGATTACTTCCACCTTTAGAATAACATGCAGTATTTGCATCTACTTGTTTAAAAACAATATCTTTTGTTCTTGGATTATAATAAGTAATATATGTTGGTTTACCAGTTACAATTTTTTCACGAAGCCCTACATTCCAATGCTGTTTTAAATCCTCTGTTTGAATAGCAGATTTTAATGCGGCATTGGCAACCTGTTGCATTATTTCAACATCAGTATTCAATAAGAAATAATCAATACGTTTTTGCATTTCATTATTGTCTAATGAAACACGTGAAAGATTTCGAATAAGTTTCTGCATCTCTAATTGAATCATTGGCATATTCTTTTTCAGTTCTTCCATCTGAGTTTGTGCTTGTTCATTATCCGGTTGGACTTCTAACTGTTTCTGCATATCACTCATTTTATCTTGTACTTGTTGAATCTGTTGTTGAACAATTGCATCACGTTCTTTATACATCTCCAATTTCGCATTTAGACTAGCCTTAATGCGATTTTCATACTTCAATTGAAGAGTACGTTCATCCATAGCAATTGCTTTGCTTTTAAACGACCTACGTGCTTGTTTAGATTCAAGTATATTCAACTTACTTCTTACAATCTCATTACCTATATTTCTGAACTTAGCCGGATAAGTAAAACCTTCAACTTTTGTCAAGTATTCAAATTTTGTATTATCAATAATACCATGATAAATATTCCAACATTTTCTGTCTTTTATATTATCATCATGGAAATCAGAAGAACCAGATGATAAAATATACCTTGCTACTTCTTTGAAATAGTTATCATCTTTATTTTCACTATTAATTAATTTTTCTGGAAACATAGTATTTATTTTAAGAAGCAAATTTAATTCCTTGATTATTCTCTGATACATAACCACCATATGTATCTTCTTCTAGTTCTTCTCCTTCTGAATAAGCAGCGAACTCTTGTGTCTCTAATGCACTTGCAATATTTAAAGCACTTGCTATAGTAATATCACAATTGTATTTTGGTGATTTTTTAAATTTTGCAAAAGCTTCGATTTGTCGTATATCATACATCTTATCGATAATAGCAAAATCATCTTGTTTCATCTTATCTCTCCATATATTTAAAGCATGAGGGATAAATGATTGTTCTACTCCATAACGTTGTGCGGCCTTACCATCTTGTACATATTGACTAATTACCATTTGTGGACGTTCTTGCAATAAAAACTCACAACCGGCCCGTTTATAATAATCAAATATCAATACATTTGAATACTCAATAAGATTTTCACTTTCGCCATATAGATAACAGAGTTTTACTGTATCCTCATAGAACTGATAATTTCCACCTTCATCTTCTGTTGGTCGTTCCGTTACTCTAGCAACCCAATGGTCAAAAGTATGATGTGAATCAATAGCACCTTTCCAAATTGAACAACTACCTAATGAGAATGATGTTTCACTCTCTACCTTATCATAACTGTCCGTAGCGGCACTATAAAGATTTTTCCATACTTTCCCATACCCATCAACTTCCGGTGCCTGTATGATAAGAAAACGACCTAATTCATCTGGAACAAGTTCAACTCCTTTACCCCAATCAAATGGATCAATCCAATTAATCTCTGCATTGTAAGCAATCTGTTGTTCTCGGTGTGTAAGTAAATAACGTTTTCTATCATTCAATTTTTGATTAGCTGTTTCTCCAAGGAAACCACCAGTGGCTACCATGAACATCTGAGATAAATAAAGTGGTTTAGCTGTAAGAGCAATGTATCGTTCAGAAGAGTTTTTACTTGATAATTCTTTTTGAATAGAAACAATACTTTCTTCTATTAAACTATTACCATCTTCATCAATTATTTCAAATTCATAAGCTGGAACAAAAGCCGCGACTTTACCAGTTGAAGAGATTTCATCTTCTTCCCATATATTGTCAAACTCGAGCAAATCAAATTTAGCCGGATTATATGCCATTTCTTCGACATCAGCAACAGACTCATCCATATCACCACCAGTTCCAATATACATTTGATAACCGGTCTTATCACCTTCAGCAAGTAAAGATGGTTTAACGAACTCTGCTGTTTGCTTAAGAGTATCTTTTTTCCATTTACCAATTTCTTCATAAAGAATCCAAAAAGGAGTAAGACCTGATACAGCTTGTGTATTATCTTTTGCAGTAATACAATAAACTTCACTACCAAAACCAAGCATAAGAGTTCTTTTCTCTCCGGTTTCTTCATTGACTACCTCTTCACGATAAGAAGACTTAATATAGTCACTTCTGTTTGGTGATCTACGTTTATAAAACTCACTATCTCCAAGCCAATCAAGTCCGCGAACAACATTAGTCATTGTATGCTCAGCATAGTTTCCTTGGCCGGCAACAATTACGTTTTGAGAACCAGGGATAAAAATAAAATTATAACCGATATTACTTGCTGCATATTCAGAGAATCCTTTCTGTCTTGACTTAGGAAATAACAAATCTTTTGCATTTAAAAACATAAGTTCTATACACATGAATTTGAAATAATCTAAAGAAGTAAATTTAGGATGACGTTTATCCTTTCTTTTTACATTATCCAATTTTGCAAGAATAACCCAAAAATTCAAATAGAAATACATTCTACCGGGAATCCAAATATCATGACCACGTTTTGTTGCATTAGGAACAATATATCCTTTTATACAACGACGATATTGCTCATGCCACCATGCTTGATAGTTTGGACTATCTTTATCAGGTTGCATTTCATCTTTATTATAGATAACTGGACTGAAACGCTTAGTATCTTTAAAATCTCTTGTTAGACACATATTATCAATGTCCGGAACAAGTGTTCTATCCATTGATAATACATCATCTAAATATGTAAGTTTAATATCAGCCATAAATTATTTTGCTATAAAATATCCTCCAATTGCACCGGCGCCCAAATAGAACCAAATATTATTTTTACTCCACCAACCAGTTGAACGTTTTAATGCAGTAGTCAAATCTTTCTTTTCTTTTTGTAATATAAGATTTTCATTTTTACATTGTTCTGTTTCCTCTGTTTGTAAGAAGTATTTTTTAGTAGCATCAGTCAAACTAAGTTCAGTACTAATTAATTTCTTTTCAGTAGTTTTTATAATAGTATCTTTCTGCTGCAGTGATATATTTTTCAATACTAAAAGACTATCACAATTCGCTAAAGTATGCTTTGTAGTATCTGTATTATAATCATTTTCAAACTTACTTATCTTTTTTGATAAAACTACATTTTTATCTTTATAATTAGAAAGCGTTTTACTTGATTCTAAACGATCCTTTTTTCGTAAAGCATTGATACTATCAATCGACTTAATTGATTGCTTACGATAGTTACTAGAAGCTGTATTAAAGCCATCACGATATGCAGATGATACATCTTGTTTTGTAATCAATGTTTTTGCCTGTTTTGATTGACATGATTTTACCACACCACCAATAAACAGTAAAAGCACGATAGTTATTATCGCGCTTATTACCAAGTTTTTCTTTATAAATTGTATCATACTTCTCTAGTCCCTCCGGTGACATCACTATCTTTATCAAAGAACTTACCAATACCAAGAATGATAGGAGTAGAGATTACTAAATATTGACCAGTGTCAGTAATAGTAATTGTTTTTAGATAGACTAAAAATAAACATATAAACACATTTACTAAACAGACAATTCCGAATAGTGATGTTTTCCATGATTTGCGTTTGTAAGAAGTTCTTGTTTTCATAATAATTAATATCAAATTGTTTTATAATTAAACTAATATAGAAGTACCATCAATCCAAATAGTGCCTGTGTCATAATGTCCTTCACCTACAGCACCTATAAGCATCGCCTTGGTACCTATTTCAGAAGATAAATTATAACATCCTTGTAAGTCTGTTCCACAAATGTTAGCAGACCTAAGGTCGGTATTATTTAGATTACAGTTTTTCATTAAAACATTAGTTAGATTAGCAGAAACGAAGTTAACATAAGATAGATCACTATCCATAAATTGACTTCTTTCAAATGATGCGTTTGGAGCAAACATACCTCGTAGATATGAACCTGTAAAATCACATTCTTGAACAACAGCGTTTGAAAAATTAGTCTCAGCAAACTTAGAAAACTTGAAACTACATCTCTCAATATAGGAATAAGACATTTCAGCTCCTGATAAATCTCCGGATTGTAAATCACAATCTCTCATTATTAGGAATCTCATATAAGACCCTATTAATTTTACTCCTATTAGATTATGATTGACAATATTAGGTGCAATAGGAACATATTCTTGACCAACTCTTTTATAAAGCATTCGATTACGACCATCAACATTTCGGTCTCCACCACATTGAATTACATTAAAAGGTCCTAATTGTCTGTCCCATGGAATTGTCAACATTTCTTCATAATCTGCTACCGTGAAATAAGCCTCATCTAATCCTCCAAAATATACACTATTCAAATTAAGAGGTAAAGGAAACTTTAATTTAAACTCTTGTCCTCTGTATGCATTAAATGCTATACCCATAAACATCTTATCCATAGGATTACGTATAGTAAATCCTTCATCATAGTTCTCACATATATTACGTAATCCCATTGGATACCAATCTATATCTTCTTTAAAATTTATATAAACATAAGCAGGCCATAGAATCTCACCTTTCCATAAATTCCAATTTATAGTTTTTGAATGATTATAAAAATTTATGATAATTGGGTTTTCAGCAGTTGCTTCACTACATAATTCTAATTTATCGATAAGATATTCTCCCGGTTTCATATCTATAACATTGCTTGTGCCCCCACTACTGGAGGCATCAACAAAAAAACTACATGTCGCTGTTTCATATGCTGATAAATCACTATAATAATTTCCATTTATATCTTGAAATTCTGTTGGCATTAATCCATCTGCATAATTTCCATTACCTTCTTCTTTTACAATAGTAATTGCTCCTGTAATTGAATTGGTAATTTCAACACAAGAACCTGATGGTATTCCAGTATTGTCGCCAATAACCCATTTCCCATTTTGTTTTTTATAGAATTTCATGACATTTTAATTTATTGTGTAAATACAACATTAGGGAATGAACTTAATCACTCCCTAATAGATAATAATTGTTAGCAAGATTTCTTACTTGACATCGGTTTCTTCTTTCCAGAAGAAGATGGTTTTTGCTTTGTTGCAGCCATAATGATTAGTTTTAAAGATTAGTAATTATAGTTTTAAATTGTTTACTCGATTAATCCATCCCTTTTTAAATTTTGCATTTTTGCCAATACCTATATTAGTGTAAAATGCTATACGAGCATTCTTATAAGCATTGACATAATTTCCAGAATTTACTTTTTCAAGAGTTTGATTACCAAAAATTCCATCAGTTAAAACTCCAATAACTGATTGAAGAACTTCTATTGCTCTATGAACACCGGAAGTAACTGCAAAATCAAAAACATGTAAAGCTAAAAATTCATCTTTGATTAAATCTATCTTGCAAGGGTCACAATACAGTTTTTTATAAATTGCAATTGCTTGTACTTCGGTTAGATTTTTAATATCAAGATTTGGAAATGCTTTTTTAGAAATACCATATTTAGTTTCACCTCCCGAATCATTAGGGTCATTAGTATATTTACTACCACCCTCTGCAAAAAGTATTTTAGGTATAAATTTATTTGCTCTTTCCATAATTATTCTTGTTTGTTTTCAATATCTAAAGCACGCATTTTAATTGCTACTGGACAATTATCCGTATTGTCTTTGTTATGTTGACAACTTTTATTAGAACTTACAATCATTCGATAAGCAGAAATAAGTCTTTGTGAACGACTATCTTTTTTTAAAAGTTTTTCAACATCCAATTCAAGAGTTTCAATTTTTTTTTCTGCTTCTAATTTCCATTTAAGAAGAAGATTTAATGAAGTCTCCCATGATTGATTTTCTTTGATAATAGCATTACTTTTTCGAATGCTAATAGAAGATGGAGAAAAGTAAGAAACAATACTCATTACTCCACCAATAGCACCAAGTGTTCCTCCAGTGCCAATTAAGGCAATTAAAATATTATCCATCGTTTTCTTTTTATGTAAGTTTCGTCAATTTTCTTAGACTCTTCAAGTAATCGTATTAGATGATCTATTTCTTTTGTTGTCATATTGTCACAGACTCCATTATCTATTGCTTTTATGACTCTTTTAAAGAGTCGTATGATTGTCTTTTTTACTGTAGCATCCATTTTTATAATATAAGATTGAAGATAATATAATAGAGAATAAAGTCAATTTAATAATAGTATCAAAAATGTCAGGTAAAAATAAACCTTTATTATTTAAATATTCTATAATTAAACAAATAGTCATATTTAATATTAAAACTTTATGCCATAAACAGAATCTAAATGATAAAGATGCTGAAAATAAATATAGATTATATATTAAACTTTGTCCAAATCCAATATATAAATACATATCTCTTATTTTTGATTCATGCCAAAATACATAAATAAAAAGTAAAAATAAATTTATTATAATTGGAATATACTTAGTTAGAACTACGTGTATTCTAATAAAGTTCATCGGTCGTAATAGGTCTAGTTCCACCACCAGTTCCGCCTCCAGTTCTTGGATTGTCATCTTTTTTTAAAGTGTCGTCTTCTTTTTTCATTTTTTCCAATTTTTTTCTTGTGAAAAGTATTTAAGAGTAATTAAAGCATTCATAGGTATTCCTTTTGTAGAACGTACTATTGATTCTTTAATCTCTACTAATGAAATTTTTCGTTCTATCTCAAAATCACTTTGTAATTTTTCATTTAAAACTTTAAATTCATTTTGTTCTTCTAAAGATAATAACAAAATAGCATTGTCTCGGCTTATTTGATTTTCTTTATTCATCTCAACAAATTTGTTTTCAAATTCAATTAATCTAGGACTAATCGTTTTTTGAATTTTGTTGTTTTCTTTTTCAAGAATTTCAAAATTATCTAGAATAAGACAATTCAATTCAGTATTATCAATACCTTTTGAATTAAAAATATTCATTAGATTACTAATTTCAAAAAACTTTGATCTAATTTCTCCAATTTTCATAACTTTTTATTTTTATATTTATTCTATTATAATTATTTAATACCCTTCTAAAACAACATATCCTGCTGATGTTGAACTTGCGTTTATAGTAATAGAAGTAGAACTGAGTGAAGTTATAGTTATCGCGCCAGTTATATAATATGATGGTTGTCCAAATGCAGTAAATGCAACTGGAAATGTATATGTAGCCGATCCACCAAATGGGCTTCCTTTTAATACTACCTTTTTGTAACTATTTGTCTGAAATGGCATAGAACAAATAACAGTCCCACTAACTGATCCATTTATAGATGTTTGTGTTTGATCTATTCCTATTGCACTTATATTTACAACGCTCCCATCAGCTAGTAATAATTGAGAAGATGTTCCTCCTGATTTAATAAAACTACTAGCAGTAATATTACCATTAAAATAGCCACTACCACTAACTCCAATACCACCATCAACAACTAATGCGCCTGTGGTAGGTGAGGTTGAGAGAGTTGTTGAAAGTATGTCTATTTCCCCAGTATTTCGAATGTATAATCTTTTAGTTCCTGTTGAGTATAACCCAAGCCCATTATTTGAAAAAGAACCGATATAAGTATCATTATTTACTCCGTATTGCTCAATACCAAATTTACCATATACAGCTCCTCCACTTCTTTTTAAATTAATACCCCCTTGATTGGCGTTTCCAATATAATAATATGCATTGTCTGACCCATCATCACTTATTAAACTATTTACCATATTGCTACCATTCCATTTAGGAATGTAGTTTATTGTAAGTCCTGTAATTGCAGGTTGAAATGCACTAGTATTAGTATAAGCCGATGAACCTAAGCCTAACCAAGATTTAATACTAGAATTATCAGCAACTCTAAACTTATTATCAGATACATCCCATGCAATCAATCTATTTACATTAACAGCTTGATTGAAATCTATAGGATAACCTCCCCATTGATTAGAATTGCCTGCGCTGTTTGCATAGTTTACACTCTGAGCAGATATATTACCAGTATTAATAGCGCTACCTAATGGTTGATATGTAGTACTATCCAAACTCCCATCACCTTTAAGAAATTGTGATGAAGTTCCACCAGATACTTTATATTGGGTTGCAGTTACATAATTTTTAAAAAATACATTGTCAGACCCATCAATGTACATAGGAGTGGTACTATCGGTATAGTTTCTTATAGAAAATCCTATATTACTTACACCATCTATACTGTTTTTAATATTATATTCCTTTGCACCTATTTGAGTTCCTTGAAAGGATATTAGTGCAGAACTTCCGTTTAAGTTTTGAAGGTACAAAGAATTAGATTGAACTATAGTGGAGTAGCTCTCAAATGTCAAATTATTAGCCCCTGCTGTCAATTTCAATCCAAGACCATTTGAATTATTTTTAAGATATCCACCATTTACAAATGAAATGCCAAGCCCCTGATTAAAACCAATATTGCCAGATTCTTGTCCGCCAGACAATGGTAAATAATTAGTCCACGGAGTATCAGTTATCCCATACCCAGATAAAGTAGATGGATGATTGGAAGAATACCAATAACCAACTAATGTCCATGGAGTACCAGTTACAAATCCACCATAGTTACCTAAGTCATTTGTAAATTGTGATAATAATGTAGGTTTAGAAGTTATTTCTGAATAAGTATAACTAGGTTTTGTAGAAGTTTTAGCCCAATTATAAACATCTGATGCAATACGAGAATCACTTAATCTACTATCAGTATTTACTACCCAATTACCATAATTACCAAGATCATTGGAAAATTGAGAAAGTAATGTTGGACGATTACCAATTTCGGTCCATACATAAGATGGTTTTACTGATTCTTTAGCCCATAAATATACATCACTTGCCGGCAAAGTAGTAGGATAATTTGGAAGTCCATAACCACTTGTTGTTGTTGGATGATTATCAGTACTCCATTGTAATACATTAGAGACGTTTGAAAGACCTATATCAGACTTATTTAATACAACAGTACCTACATAACCATTTACAGAACTTACTGCATCTGTGTTATCTACCTTGCCCCATACAGAACCATTT